ATCCAACAAGTTCTCTCAAGATCTAGATCTAACAACTGATGCCGAGTTTGACTTTGTATTCAAAGTTGAGAACTTCAAGTTTATTCAGCAAGACTACGTTGTATCAATCTCTCAAAAAGGTATCTCACATTTTCAAGGAAAGAGTGTTGAGTACTGGGTAGCAACTGAAGCTGGGAGCAAGTACAATGGTTAGTATTAGCGAGGATGTTGCGAAGGCGATGTTGTCAATAATTGATATGAGCGCAAAGGCAGGCGTGTTCGTTGGTTCTAATCTTACTGTCGCAGGACAAGTGAGAGGAGAACTTGAAAGATCAATGGAACAATCAGAAAAGGCAAATGAAAATGAGTAGCAATGTGGTGATTCCTAGTGATGATGAAACAAAGAAACGTGTTCGTGATGCCCTTGTGGAGATATCAAACTCTATGACACGCATGGATGCTGAACGCGATCTGATTAAAAATATCTTACAAGATGTTGATGATGATACAGGTGTGCCGAAGAAATACATTCGCAAGATGGCACGAATCTATCACAAACAAAATCTCAATGAAGTCAAAGCAGAAAATGATGACGTTGAAACCTTGTACGAAACTGTGGTGTAGTATAATGGGGATATCAAAAACTCAAGAAGCATTAGCAAGAATTCAACAAGTCGATCCAACAGCTCATGCAGTTTTATCAAGTTGTGTAGCAGCAGCTTTTGGTGGAACACTGACAGTAAATGGATTCCAACAAATAATGGAAGAAGCAGGTGTGTTGCAATCTGAAGATACTGATGTTGATTTTGTTATTGAAAGTATTGTGATGATAATAATGACTGGTTGATTGATATTAGTAATTGAGATATAATAGATGTATTATGTGAATGGAGTATTATATTATGAGAGAACAATTTTTGTGGGTCGAGAAGTATCGACCAAAAACTATTAGTGACACCATACTTCCTGATAACCTAAAAGAAACATTTCAAACAGTTGTAGAAGATGGCACTGTACCAAATCTATTATTGACTGGTGGTGCAGGTGTTGGTAAAACAACAGTTGCTAAAGCAATGCTAGATGAGATCGGTGCTGACTACATCATCATCAATGGTTCCGACGAAGGTCGATACATTGATACACTACACAACAAGATAAAGAACTTTGCTTCCTCAGTATCACTTGCTGGCGGACGTAAGTATATCATTCTTGATGAAGCAGACTACATGAATGCACAGTCGATTCAACCTGCATTGCGTAACTTCATGGAGACTTACTCAGCAAACTGCGGTTTCATTCTAACATGTAACTTCGTAAACAAGATCATCGCGCCACTACACAGTCGGTGTTCGGTGATCGAGTTTCGTATCCTTGCAGCACAGAAACCTAAACTTGCTGGGCAGTTCTTCAAACGTGTCAGTAAGATTCTACAGACAGAAGGAATTGAGTTTGATCAGAAGGTAGTTGCCGAGATGATCACTAAGCACTTCCCTGACAATCGTAGGATACTGAACGAACTACAACGTTATAGTGTATCAGGTAAGATCGATGCAGGTGTTCTTGCCAATCAAGTTGACTCTGATATGAAGACGTTGATCAATGGCATGAAGAACAAAGAGTTCTCAGTGGTTCGTAAATGGGTTGCGCAAAATGTAGACGGTGATATGACTCCGTTCTTCCGTAGGTTCTATGAGTCTATACATGAACATGTAGCACCATCAAGCATCCCTCAGATAGTTGTGACACTTGCCGAGTATCAATACAAGTCTGCGTTTGCTGCTGATCAGGAAATCAATACAACCGCCATGTTGACTGAAATTATGGTTGATGCGGAGTTTCAATAATGGCAAAATCAAATCCGTTTGACTACACGAATGCCATAACACAAACAAAAAAAGATCTTATGCGTGGTACTGCCAATGATGATCTGGCAGAAAAAGATTACAATGCGTTTCTAAATAATCGTGCTTTATCTTATCATAGTGACACTGTTCACTTTGCTAATGAGATGAATCGTTTGAGTCATATAGATAATCTTTTACAGTTCGACTTTTTACTAAATATTGTCAGACCCAGAAAGCGAGTTGCTAAATGGGCGAAAAAAGATAATGATAGTGACTTGTTGACTGTTAAAGAATATTTTAATTATAACGACTCAAAAGCACGCCAAGCACTTTCTATCCTCTCGCCCCAACATCTTGCAGAAATAAGAATAACACTGACAAAGGGTGGAAGAGATGATAGAAAACATGATTGAAGTCAAACTGAATAATGAGGATGACTTCTTAAAGATTAGAGAAACACTGACAAGGATTGGCGTCGCGTCAAAGAAAAACCAAACGATATATCAATCTTGTCACATTTTACATAAACAGGGAAGGTACTACATTGTTCACTTCAAAGAACTCTTTGCGTTGGATGGAAAACCTTCGAACTTTGCCGACGAAGATATGGGACGTCGTAATACTATTGCTAATTTGCTTGCTGAATGGAGTCTTGTTACTCTCAACGATCCTGACCGTAGCAGTAGTCCAGTTGCCCCACTATCTCAAATCAAAGTTCTGCCATATAAAGAAAAAGCTGATTGGGAACTAGTCGCGAAATATAACTTAGGAAAAAAGAGGTAGAAATACATTATGACAAATTTTGGAATGGTAAGTGAATTTATGAATGCATTTGGGCAAGAGGTAAAAACAAAAACTGAGATGCCTGATAAAGAAACACAAGTTCTTCGATATGCTTTAATCGCAGAAGAACTCAATGAATTTGTTGACGCAATGAAACAGGAAGACTTAGTAGAAGTCGCTGATGCGTTGGCAGATCTTCTCTATGTTGTCTATGGTGCTGGACATGCGTTCGGTATTGATCTCGACAAATGTTTCGCTGAAGTCCAACGTTCAAATATGAGCAAGTTGGGCGAGGATGGTAAACCCATGTATAGAGATGATGGTAAGGTAATGAAAGGTCCAAACTTTTCAGAACCACAACTTGAAGAATGCTTGAATTTAGGAGAATAATATGAATGGAATGATGGGTACAGTAGACTTGATAGATATTATGTTGATTGTTATTTTAATCGCTGCAATGGCATTTATGTTTATTTCTGTTCTTTCTGATAAACCAGAAGAAACTGAAACTGAAAAGATGCTCAGGGAAAGAGCTGAAAAAAAGATTTCAAATAAAGGGCCAGACTCATGGCCATTTCCTACTGCTGAAACAATGGAACCAAAACGTGCAAGAACTAAAAAAGGCCATTACATAAAAGATGATCCTAACACAGCAGAAAACGAAGCATGGGTTGGTGGTGAGGCACCTGCTGACAAACCTAAGAAAGCAAAGAAGAAGTCAACCACCACAAAGAAGAAAGTGACAACCAAAAAGTCTACTACTGTCAAGAAAAAGGCAACGACTACCACTACCAAGAAGAGAAAACCAAAGGCGAAAAAAGAAACTTCTTGATCTAGTGGGTGAAATGTAGTAGAATAGTTATAAATAGTTGTATCGTTCATCCATTAAATATGGACGGAAGTAGGCTACTCAGTCGAAGGAACGTATTATCATCGTTCATCTCGAAAGAGACGGAAGTAGGTAATAGTTACCGAAGGAACGCACCTAACTTTAAAAAGGAGGGTGTTATGAGACTATGGTCACAGTACTGCCGAAAACTGGCAATTAGTGAGCATCAAAGAGCAGAAAGAATTAAGCTCTTGTGGTTCCGTATGTATGAAATGAGGTAAGTAATAAGAGTCTTTGGTGGGTGAACTCGGCAATAAAATCACCCACCTACTACTACACACCCAAAAGGAGAGAAGAAGTTGAAAACGCTAAGAAAATTAGTGCTGAAAATCATGCTCGCTCAAAAGGCAAGAGCAAAATATAAAATTAGACAGATGAACCACAATGGCGGATATTGGACATGAAAAATCTACTATCCAAATTAAATGAATTATTTGAATCATGGTGCGAAGGTAATAGTCAAAAAGCACTAGAATCATATCTATCTAAATCTCAAAACATCGCTGATCTAGAGACTCGAATGAAAAACTGGCAACACTCTAATAATAATAAGAGTAACTTTTTACCACACTAATATGAAACTACTGAAAAAAATCTTTAAACGTAGAAACAACGTTTGGTGCAAACCATATTTTGAAGACTGTTTATGATGGAGAAGGGGGAGCGTACTCCCCCGACAATATGTTATGATGAAAGATTTGAAATCACCACTAAGGTATCCAGGTGGTAAGACAAGAGCAGTAAAGTTTTTATTCCAAGATCACCATTTACCAAAAAGAGAAACCATCGGAGAATATCGCGATCCATTCGTTGGTGGCGGTAGTTGTGCAATCGAGTTTACTAAACGGTATCCTGAGATCCCTGTTTGGGTTAACGACAAATACTACAATCTATATTGCTTTTGGATTACACTAAAGAAAGAAGGCGACAAACTCGCAGACTTCTTACATAAAAAGAAAGACTGGTTGCTTAAACAGTCTGACGTCCAACAGGCACATCTTGATCAGTTTCCTATACTGAAAGAAGAAATCAACAATCAAACTAACGAGTTCGAACGAGCATGGCGTTTCTATATGCTAAATCGATGTTCATTCTCAGGACTCGGAGAAACTGCTGGATCTTTCAGCAAAGATGCTATCAATAGCAACTTCAATCACAATATTATAGCACGTCTTCCACGTTTCCAAAAACTAATACAAAAGTGGCAAATCACGAACTATGATTATAAACACCTACTAGACGGAGATAAAGATGCCTTTGTATTTTGCGACCCACCTTATGACATCAAGTCATTTATATATGGGTCCAGTGGGGACATGCATAGTGGGTTCGATCATAAAGAGTTTCATGATTGCGTAGACACTGATGATAATATGGTTATGATTACATATAATTCTAACAAAACTATACAGGAAGCATACTCTGACTGGGAACAAATAGAGTGGGATTTAACCTATACTATGCATTCCAGTAAGGTCTACCGAGACGACGAAAAGAACCGAAAAGAGTTGCTTTTAATTAATTATGACAGAGCATTACAGAAAAACCTTGATCTTTTCATGGAAACAGCATAGAATAGATGTTGCGTTATAAATAACGCCTGTAGGACTCAAGTTGGATCTGCATTGCTCTCCAATGATCTGTCTTTACATACTATTTCAATTTAATAAAAGGAGAATTACTATGTGGACTAAACCTACTTACACAGAAATGCGTTTTGGCTTTGAAGTAACAATGTACATCGCTAATCGTTAATCTGTTTCGGGGAGTGTAACTGCATCGGTGGATGCACTCCCATATTACCGAGTTGCCGAAAGGGACTCATTTATCTTGCTTTATAAAAAGGAGAACTACATGACTATTACAAACTTTCCACGAGATATCTTTCTTGGTTACGATACACTCTTTGATACGCTCAATCGTATTGATGAAGTGAAATCAAAACAACCATCCTATCCCCCATACAATATCATACAAAAAGAGACAAATCACTATCTCATTGAGATTGCTGTTGCTGGTTTCACTAAAGATGATATTGACATCACTCTTGAAAATGGTAAATTGACAGTGGATGGTAAAAAGAAAGAGGATTCCGAAAACTACATTCACAAAGGCATTTCCGCAAAAGGTTTCCGCAGATATTTTAAACTTGCTGATACCGTAGAAGTAGTCGGTGCTGATGTAGTCAATGGTATGTTATATGTTGGACTACATAATGTTATACCAGAGGAGGAGCTTCCTAAGTCAATCAAACTTGGCGAGTTCGATCCACTTCACAAAAGTCTATTGTTGAAGTGATCCACGGAGAGGAGCGCAATGCTCCTCTTTTTTTATTGCCTTGAACCTTGATATGATGTATAATTGATCTACTATGAAATTCTATACAAACTTTTTTATGCGTGGCAACTACGTCATTGTGCGTGGTTATGATAACGGCAAAAGATTCACAGATCGTATCCCATACAATCCCACACTCTATGTTCCTGCCAGAAACAAATCTGACTGGAACGCAATCGACGGTTCTCCGTTGGAGAGTATCGAGATGGGGAGTATACGAGATGCTAGGGACTTTGCTAGGAAATACACCGAAGTTGAAAACTTCAAGATCTACGGATCAACATTATACGACTATGTTTGCGTAAACGAAAACTTTTCAAAAGACTATGATACAGATTATATTAAGATTGCTAACATCGATATTGAGGTGGGTTCTGAAGAAGGTTTCCCTGATCCTCAACTTGCTAATCAACCTGTTACTGCTATCACCGTATCGATTGATGGTGCGTATTATACGTTTGGTTGTCAGGATTATACGGTAAAGACAGACAATGTAACTTATCTCCAGTGTAATAGCGAAAGAGAACTACTGTTGAACTTTCTCAAGCACTGGCGTATGTGGGACGCTGACATCATTACTGGTTGGAACGTACAGGGATTTGATGTTCCTTACATATACAATCGTATGGTCAAACTTCTTGGTGATCAAGTAGCAAAGAAACTGTCGCCTGTTGGCATGATCAGCGAACGTGAGTATGAGAAATTTAATCGTAAACAAATCGATGTTGAGTTTGTTGGTATGATTGTTCTTGATTATCTGGATCTCTACAAGAAGTTTACATATTCTCAGCAAGAATCATATCGACTTGATCATATTGCTCATGTTGAACTAGGTGAGAAGAAACTTGATTACTCTGAAGTAGAAACACTGCATCAACTCTACAAACTTGATTATGAAAAGTTTATCGACTATAATATTAAAGACGTCGAACTTATTGACAAAATTGAAGACAAGATGAAGTTGATTGAGATGGCACTTGCCATTGCGTATGATGCAAAGGTAAACTACAGCGATGTGTTTACTCAGGTGCGTATGTGGGATGTGTTGATACATAACTGGTTGGCAGATCTTAAGATTGCTATTCCACCTAAAGAACGCAAAGAAAAATCATCGCAGTTTGCTGGTGCTTATGTGAAAGATCCTGATGTTGGTATGCACAAGTGGGTAATGAGTTTTGACTTAAATAGCTTGTATCCCCACCTAATTATGCAGTATAATATAAGTCCAGATACATTTTTGCCTCACATGAGAGAAGAGTTTTCTCTTCAAGATGCAATTGATGGAAAGTATGTCAACAAAACCGAATATGCTGTCGCTGCTAATGGTACTTGTTATGATCGAGATCGACAGGGATTTTTACCAGAGATGATGAACAAGATGTACAATGATCGAGTGAAAGCAAAGAAGTCTATGCTTGAATCTCAAGACAGACTTGAACAAGTGAACAGGAAACT